TGAGATCTTCAACCGCAATGCGTCTTGGGCTGCAAACCATAAGGTGGAAGACCGTCTGGTTAACGGAATCAAAGATCGCATGGCGTTAATCAATATGGCGACCGCTACGCAATATAAGATGAACCAATTATTCTGATGACAGACCTAGAGCTTGAAATCCTAGAGTTCAGACGACAGTTATGGCGACCGACTCCACGGCAATCTGTTGTCGAATGGGCTGAGACTAATCTGACTCTAAGTCAACGGCAGACCGAGCATCCCGGTCCCTTCTCTACGGCGGTCAGACCATATTGCAGAGAGCCGCTTGAGAGTTGGAAAGATCCTGCGGTCTCCGAGGTCACGTTGTGTTGGGGATCTCAGACCAGCAAAACGACGACGCTGATGGCCGGTCTGGCTTGGTCAATCGACGTAGAGCCATCTCCTGCGTTGTGGTTGATGCCGAGTGAGAACTTAGCGCGGTCTTTCTCCAAGTCTCGCTGGCTACCAATGCTGGAAGACTCACCGGCAATGATTGCGCGGTTCCCTACTGATAAAGACCAGATCACCAATCTTGAGCAGCAATTCGACCGCTGCACTCTTACTTTTGTGGGGAGCAACTCACCGGCAAATCTAGCTTCCCGTCCCGTCAGAATCCTAGTTGCAGATGAGGTGGACAAATTCGCTGATGCTACGGCTAAAGAGGCTGACGCTCTGGATCTTGCCGAGCAGCGACTCAAAGCGTTCTCCAGTTCCAAAGCGTTTTTCACTTCAACTCCCACAACCTCCGAGGGGCGGATCTGGCAGCGTTACCTACGAGGGGACCAGCGGAGGTATTACATCCCGTGTCCATATTGCCGAGAGCATATCAAGCTGGAGTGGCGACAAGTCACTTGGGAAAACGAGAAGCTTGAGGATGGACGACCCGACTGGCAACGCATACGTACTACCGCCCACTACGTCTGCCAACTCTGTCAGGGAAAGATAAGCGACAGCCAGAAAGTCGCAGGGTTACGGCATGGCAAGTGGATTTCAGAGAATAAAGCCAGCCTCCCGAGCGTAAGGTCTTACCACTTGTCGTCTTTGTACTCCCCAGATCGAAAGTGTACTTGGGGAAATCTTGCCGTCGCGTTCCTTGAAGCAAAATCCTCGATGATGGGGTTGCAGGGTTTTATTAACGGGATGTTGGCTGAACCGTGGGAAAATCAGGAGACTCAACAGGACAGAGTCGAGATTGTTTCTGATGCGGGAATCCCTGAAGCTAGACGCTACCTGACCGCTGACGTACAAGCTGCGGCTCCGTTCTTGTGGTGGGTCTGCCGCGAGTGGAGCAAAGGCAACTCTCGACTTGTTGGAGCCGGTCACGCTGATGATTTTGCCGCACTGCGTAGGATTCAACTCCAATACAACGTCCACGATATGGATGTTGGCGTTGATTCCGGTTACAACACTCAAGCGGTGTACGATGCTTGTGCGGAGTTCTCGCAGAGCAGTGGAAGCCCGATAAACTATCCCTGCGGTCTGCGGTATCCACCAGAGGGAGGTCTTAGAAAGCCAATGTTAATTGGCTGGTTGCCGATGAAAGGACGCGAGACCGGAGCCAGATTTACCAGCAAGACCGGCTCAATCCATCCCTTTGGAATTACAACGTCAACCTCGATGCGTACTGACGCTGTGCAACCGTTGTTGGTTTTTGATACCGAGCATATGCGGGAGGTGCTCCAGCGGCTCCGTAAGGGGGCCGAGACGCATCAATGGAGTGTTTGTAGCCTCCCTGCTCCGCTAGAAGCTGAAGGGGCTTTTGCGAGCGATTCTGATACCTATTGGAAGCATCTGGACAGCCATCTTCTCAAGCCAACGGCTAACCGCTCCGGTAGGATCAAACACTTGTGGTTTAAAAGAAACACTCGTTGGCCTGACCATTTGCACGACTGTGAAATCATGCAACTTGCTATGGTTATGTTGTGGGGAGACCTAACTTCGAGTACCTCGGAAAATTCTAGTGGTTGACAAACTTCGCGGTCTGTTGATAGTCCGCGCAAGTGTTCACTTACACGGTAGCAACAAAACGGAGTTACTTGCGTACCACATACGCGAGCAAAGCCGCTTTGACACTGCTTGAGGCTTTAACGGCAAAGCTGACTGTTTCCGCTGACTCGATGGAGAGCGGCAATGTAGTCCGCAGCACTTCCAGTTCTGACGTTTCCGTTGAGTTCGCTGAACCCGGTAAAGGTACCGCTGCTCCAATCGAGATGCTGCAAATGTGGGAGTCTCTGCTAACGGATTACGATTACGCTGTAACGCTTCTCTCTGGTGATGGGATCGCTAGTCCCACCGATCTGCAAATTTACAACAAGATGTTGGCTGCAGTTCTGGTTTCAACGACTCGCTATTATGCGGATTTCACGCAATTCCGCCGTGAAGCCACAACCCGAATGAGCTAATGGGATTTCTTCAAAACATAGCGAACAAGCTGTTTCCTGCTCCCGTAAACAAATACGAAGGAGCGGGTCAGTCATTGCGTCGTTCGTATCTCGATACGTCTTACACTTCCGCGCGGTTTGATGTCACTAGTTCGACTCGTCAAGCCATCGTTCGCAAGTCTCGCTTTTTTGAGCAAAACAACGCTGTACTGAATAGGCTTGGAGACTTGTTTGAGAGCTACACTGTCGGCTCTAGCTTCTCGGTTCAACCGGCCTCCAGTGATTCCGCTTGGAACCTAAAAGCCAAGAAGTGGTTTGATGTCTGGAGCCGTTATCCGGATATCGGTTCTCGTCAGTCGTTCTCAACTCTGATGGGGCAAGCCGCTCGCGGCTGGTTCTACGATGGCGAGTCGTTCCTGCTGCTAACTAAAGGAGACACCGGCAAACCTCGATTGCAGCTTATTGAGGCTCAATCCATTGCCACTCCGGTAGGGATGCAAGCAGACGAGACTGTCTTTGACGGTATCCGGTTTGATCCTCGTACCGGACGAGCCATATCCTATTTTATCGGAGCGGAAAAAACTCAGGGTAACCTGACTGATGTTCGCTCCATTCCTTCTGACTCGGTTGTCCATATCTACGAGCCGAATCGTCCCGGTCAACTTAGAGGTCTTCCGTTTGTCTCCGCAGTTATCAACGATCTCCACGATCTCGATGATCTGCAAAAGCTGGAGATGGAAGCTTGTAAGCTTGGTGCTTCTGTCGCTCAGATTGTTAAGACTGACGCTGGCGAAGTCCAAGCAAGCAACCTCCGCGCTGGTACTGCTGGAGCGAGTGTAAACACCGCCGAGAACTATTACGAACAAGTCTTTGGATCTGGCGTGAAGGTGATGAAGAACGGTGACAGTTTCGAGCAGTTCGCGACCGAGCGTCCCGGTGTCAATATGCGGGAGTACTGGCGACAACTGACTGAGAAAGTCTGCGCTGGCGTTGGTATCCCTTACGTTCTGGTTTACCCAGAGTCAATGCAGGGGACTGTTTATCGCGGTGCTCTAGATATGTCGTCTGTATGGTTCCGCTCTCGCCATCAAGTTATGGCTTCAGCGGCTCGTCGTATTTACGAGTACGCGATGGAGTACGCGATCAAGAATGATCCTACGCTAAACGACGCTCCCTCAGATTGGTACGAAGTATCAATCACCGCTCCACGCAGCCCGAATGTTGACGTTGGCCGTAATTCTGCGGCTCAATTGGCAGAACTGGAAGCGGGAGTTGTTACCTTTGACGAGGTCTATGGTGCGCGTGGTCTCGACTGGCGTTCTGCTTTAGAGTCTAAAGCTCAACAAGCTTTGTTTGTACGTCAACTTGCTGCGAAATACGGAGTCGATGTATCTGAGATTTCGGTGATTCAGAAAGAGCGTCCCGCAACTAGTGTTGCAACTGCTATTGACATTGAAGGCGATCCTTCTGAATCTCCGTCTCCAGTTGCTCCGTCAGAAGGTGGGTCGCAACCTGTTGTTGTAGAGCAGGACGAGATTACCGCTACCGTCAAAAAGACTCGGAAACCAAAAGCCAAGAAAACCGAATGAGTTTTACCAAGAAGTCAGATTGGCTTTACTACGCACCGGCAAACGCTGCCGGTGATCCTGCTACCGTTCAGATCTTCGATCAGATTGGCGAAGACTGGTATGGTGGAAGCGGTCTATCTGCAAAGCAGTTTTCGGATGTACTCAACGAGATTGGCAATGGTCCGCTGCTCGTAGAGATCAACTCTCCCGGCGGAAATGTCTGGGATGGTTTGTCGATCTACAACCAATTGCGCGGTCGCAAAGCTCCGGTGACCACTCGCGTCGTTGGCATTGCGGCTTCTATTGCCTCAATCATTGCTCTTGCTGGTGATCGCGTCGAGATGGCTGATGCCGCTCTGATGATGATCCACGATCCGTCAGGTATGGCTTCTGGTACTTCCGAGGATATGCGGAAGATGGCTGAGGCTTTGGATCAACACGCCGAGGTGCTGGTTGGAGTGTACAATAAGAAGACCGGACGCTCCGCTGAGTCTATCCGCGCTGCGATGAAGGCGGAAACTTGGTTTACTACCGCTGAGGCTCTCGCTTTTGGATTGGTGGACAAACCTATCAAACAGTTGGCAATGGCTGCTAAATGGCATCCTCGCGCTGTTACGAAGACTGCTCCTGAGACGGTCAAGAACAACCTCCGTCGAGGTCTTGAGCAATACGAGGAAGGTCTTGCTGGTGATGGTTTAGAGCCAGCAACTGTTACCGATGCTAAATCGCTGGTTGCAGGAGAGG